CGGGACTTAATTTTGAGTTCCTTGTTTAGGTACTTTCACGTACTTAGACAACCTTTGGAGTGTCGTGGCCCTAGAAGGGGCCTTGATCTCCAGAGGCAACTCGTGATGATTAGAACCATCGCAGAGAGCCTCAGGTATATCCTTCAAGTATTCTAGGAAATACTCGTAATGTTTACGAGCAAACCCAGAATGGAGGAATACAGACTTCACTTTCTCGTCGAAAGTGAGAACTATCTCTTCCACACGATCCTTTCGGATTGTGTGTATTAGATCGTTTGTGTTAACACCATAATCAGAATAAATCTGACCGTGGATGTGAGCACTTAGACCCGTGAGGGAGTTCAACACTCTCTCCTCAAAGCATAACGATAGGCCCTGGGATATCATGGATTCCAAATTGGAACCAGGATAAGACCAGTTAAGTCCCATCGGATGAACAAAGTCAGGGATGTGTGCGAATACATCCAAGACAGCGTTCTGCTTTTTGGTGAGAAGGAGCCGAATGTTCCTCCCTATAAACCTGGCTAAATCCAGAAAATTATCATCAGAGATATCTCTCCACTTTAACTGTGGAATGATACGATCTGGTAATATTATCTTTCCGGCAAACTCAGCAAGTTTGTCAGAAACTAAGGATTTATCAGGAGAATAGGGGCATCCCAGTTGTTCGAGAGTCTGTTTATAATCATCAAACAATTTCTTGTTTGTGATTAAGACATCATCTCCAACAATGAAGAACTCGTGATTCCATTTGCGTGACCTTGATAAGGTCTGCAAAAGGAGTCCATGAGTGAGAGTAAAAGAGAAGAATGAAGGGTTAAAGCCTAATGGCTGACCCTTATTCCATCTAATATCTCCAATATCCGAGTGCCAAACACTATTTGATACATCATCAAATAATGAGACATAAGGATTTGTCTTCCCAAAAACTTGTTCTAATACAAGTTTTTGCAAACTGAACGGAAAATAATCAGTTGCATTTGATAAGTCTACAGAGTAGACTGTCTTATGTTCACTGAGAAGTTTCTGAACAGTAGGGAATGCTTTCTCTTGATTGTGGGTACAATCCCATTCAAGATTGGATACAATACGTCCAAGTTCGTTCTTCAGTGGCTCGCTAGCCACTTGGAACAATCTGTACGGCGAAGCAATGCTTCGCAACTTATATCCAGGTTCCTGAAGGAAGTGAACCTCACCTGCACACATAGGGCGCATATCAATGTCATCATCATGACATGAGTCAATAAACTCATGGATGTTGATGCCATCAAAAACATGAGAATAAATCTCATGGTAGTGATGCTTGATATGTTCCCATGTCTGTTCATTGTTAGTGAGCAAAAGCTCACTTAACAACTTTGCAGATTGTGCCACAGGTTCCCGATTGAATGTCGGGGCTCTCTTTGTAAGAGATCCTCTCCATGTCAATAAGGATTGAGGTTTCCCACTTATTGTATGTTGTCCTACGAATGCCCTTGTAGTGCGTTTCAAAGCGCGCTCCAAGGAAGGTTGTATGTCTACAACCTTTGCGTTGACCGCTGTAAGGAATTT